TAGGAACCCGATGGAAACATGGCCGGGCGGATCTGCCGGGCTACATCATGGCCGAACTGGGCGAGGAGTGGGAATGGATCGAGCGGGATTGCATGGAAAATGGCGAGTCGATCTTTCCTCCACAGATCGCGCCGTCGGGTAAGAAGATTGGATATTCCATTGCCGATTTGATGGCTATGAAAAAACAGATGGGGACATATTTATTCAATGCCAATATGCGCAATAACCCGACGGCTGGTGAGGACACCGACTTCAAGGAAACCCACTTGAAGACTTACCGGATTTCGGATGATCGCAAGGCCGCGATTCTATCCGACACGAAGGAACGCGTTGAGCTTGCCGGTCTTTTCCGAACCTCCTTCTACGATCCATCGACCGGAGGCATCGCCGCCGAATGCGAAAGCGCGATTGTTGTTATTGGTGAAGACTGGAAACGCCGGATCCTGGTGCTAGATCGATGGGCGAAGAATTGTTCGCTGGGTGCAGGTGTCGAGCATTGGCATGTGATGAACGACAAGTGGCGATGTTCGAAGAATCGATATGAAGCCGCGGGCGCCCACAAAGAAGTCGGCGAGAAATTCAAGGAACGTGTCGACTTGGATGGCAAATGTTTGAAGTGTGGACGCAATCATCGAACGATCCGGCCGTTTCCGGTGACGCCTCCGCCAGGCCTGAAGGAAGATCGGATCCGCGACTATGCGCAGACACCGTGGGAAGAAGGCCGAATCTACATCGGTGAATGGATGACGGACATGGAAAAACAGATCTTGGAATTTCCGCACGGAGAGTTGGTCGATCTCTTCGACGCTTTGGCCTACGCCATTCACTTTTCGAAAAACCCTCCGCGCTACGATGCCTCCAAAGAAGGTGAAAAACAAGACACGCCGAAACGCGCATCCGGAGGCCGTGTTCACTCGCTCGTTGATTACGGCGGCTACGGGATTTTATTGGCGGTTCTTATTCATGCGCTGACGTGCGGCATATTCACGTTTCCACCGGCGTGAGCATTCGTTGCAATACCGAGAGCCATGATATCGAGTCGTATTGTCTTCTGTGTAGGGATGCCCATAGCGGCATTCTGTTCTACGGGCATTGACCGCAGTCGGTCCTTCTCCACGAAGCACGTTTTCACGGTTAGACACCGCTTCGAGATGCGAAGGATTAACACATCGATGATTTCTACACGTATGGTCTATTGTCAATCCTTCTGGAATCGTTCCGATGAAAAGCAAATATGAAACACGATGCGCTTGTACTTGGACTTGTTTATGCGAATCTACCGATGGAAAGTAGAATCGACCATACTCCTTAGCTCCCAATAGGCCAGACCATTCCCAACATTCATCCTTGTGTCCTTTTGTGAATTGAGCTGAGAATCGTTTAGCTACCGATGCGCGCCCTATTTTGGTTAATCGTATTTCGATGTCAATCATTTATGGCAATAGTCTAGCACCTTTCATGCTACAACTGCCCGTCAGTAAAGTTACGGACAGGAGCCACGCGTGGGATTGAATGTTCAGGACGTTCCATTTTCGACGGATCAGTTGAAAGATCTGGCGGGTTACCTCCAGGAAAAATTCGCGATGGTGGTCCGCTCCCGCCAGACTCAGATCGACGATAAGGCAGCGAACTGGCAACGCAATTACGACGCGATCCCGGCACAACTGGTTCGCACGGTCCCTTACTATCGAGCCTCGAACTTCATGCCGCATCTGATCCGCATGCATACGGATATTCTGGGTGCTCGCATCCTCGGCATTCTCTTCGGAACGCATCCCTTCTGGATGGTCAAAAGCCTGCTCGATCAAGACGAGCCGGTCGAAACCTTCCAGAACATCTCTCAAGGATTGAATTATCTCTGGGAAAACGATCTGCGTGGATTCGATGTCTCCGATGAGATAGTGAATCAATCCCTCCAGACCGGAACCTTGATCGAGAAAGCCATCTGGTCGGATACGACCACGTCCTACATGGGACAGGACGGCAACTTCGAAGAGTACCAAGACGAACGCATGATGTTTGTGCCGGTGGCCTTCGAAGACTTCTGGCCGTTTCCTATCACCGCGCGAAACGTCGACAGCACGGAAATCCTCTTCCAGCGGATCCGACTCACCCAGCGCGATATCGATGATCGATCGAAGGATGGACGCTGGGATCCCAATGCCGCAGCTCGCATGATGAAGACGTGGAAGGTCGAGCAGAATGCGGACGTGCGTGCCCAATCGACCGGTATCAATCTCACAGCGGACGTCGATTATCCATACTCGGCAATCGAGGCCTGGCTCTCCTGGGAGGTGGCCGGGGTACGTCGTCCGATTGTGGTGACTTTTAATCCGTCTATAGGCGGAACCGAATCGATACTGCGAGCGATCTACAACAGTTATCCCTATGGCCGAAAGCCCTTCATCGACTTTCGGCCGATGCCGCGCAAGGGATCCTTCTTCGGATATTCATCCCCGGAAATCCTCGAACAGTTCCAGGAAGAGCAGGCCCAGATCCATAACCAGCGGCGCGATGCCAACACGATTGCGAATATTCCGTCTTTCAAGAAACTGCGAAACTCCAACATGCCGAATCCGGCGACGAACTGGTATCCCGGGTGTGTGATCGAAGTCGAGGAGATGGGCGATGTTGAGGTGTGGGGATTCCCGGGCAATTACAATTCGATGGTAGACGAAGAGCAGTTCTTGCTGTCATTGGCCGAACGCACGCTGGGCATTTCACCATCCATGCAGGGATTCGGAGCGGGACAGAGCGCGGGCAAGCGAGGGATCTATGCGACTGGCGCCACCCTCGCGATGTTGAGTGAAGGCAACAAGCGCCAGGATATCTACATCAAGCGTGCTCGTTCGCCATATCATCGGTTGGGCGAGATGACAGCGATGTCTTACAATCAATTTTCGCCAAGGTTCTTCGAGGATCTTGGGCCAAAGGGAGAAGCCATTGCGCGAGCCTTCGAAACCGTCAACCGACAAAAGGGACTCAACTACGGGCTTACGGCCTCTAGCGCCAGCGAAAACCGCGAGATCGACCGACAGTCTTTACTTCAGATGGCCGGGGTCATGGCCAACTACTACGAAAAACTTACCGAAGCGGCAGCCGCCTTACAACAGGTTCCGGCGGATGCTCCAGTCGCTAAAGTACTCCTTGCTGTGCTGGATGGCGCGCATTCTCTCGCCGATCGCATTCTCTTCGCCTTCCAGCAGCCTGATCGCAATCGACTTCTTCCGGACCTTCGGCAAGTCCTCGGAGCCGGTGGAAAGCCCGTATCCACTCGCCCCAATGACGCGAGCCGACTGTCAAGCGATGAGAGGGTTGTTCGACCACCCCAGTTGGCCGATATGGCACAAAACCTTAAGAATTTCGTTGGAGGAATACGGTAGGCGGATCGGGAAAACCGCGGATCCGGCGCACATTTACCACCTGCAAGGCCGTATGCAGCAGATTTACTTCTGGCTTGCATTAGAAAAATCGATAGAAAGTCTTGACAACGAGTTTGTAAAAGCCGAAGAATGGCTGGCGATGAACGAAGAACGCCAGGCGCATATGCAAAATGGCTGATCCGATCTATTCGAAATCCGACACTCCCGCCAAGCCCTCGAAGCTCCCCCCGGAACTCGTCGGTAAAACTCCGGATGAAATTGCGGAGTATTACGAGCGCAAAAACGAGTTGGTTCTCGAGAATGCGCGCCGCATTGTGTCTGCCAGGACGCCCGCCGAAAAGCCTGCCCCTAAAGAAGAGCCGGAAGAGAAGATCGATATCTTCGGCGACCCGACGTCGTCGATCAAGAAGTTGATCCATACCGAGATTCGTGAAGCTGTGCGCGTCACGACCGACAAGATAGAGCCGAATATGGTCAACACCTGCCGGGGCATTATGCGTGAGCGTCATGCCGATTGGCCTCGCTGGTCTTCGCAGGTCGAGGAAGCCATGAAAGGCATGGATGCGGAACGCCGGATGAATCCCGAAATGTGGGAAATCGCCTATCTGAATGTGCTCGGCCGCAACATGGAGACGATCCGCAGCGAGGCTGTTG